ATAAGAGTTTTTATCATCTTTTCGTTTAAACTTAGGATATTTACTTTTACCACTAAAAAAGTTTTGATATGCACTATCTAAATCCCTAAGAGTCTGCTGTAAAGAAACACTATCAACTTCTTTTAACCAAGTTTTTTGTTTCTTTAACTCAGTCATAGCCTTAGAAGAATTATTGTAGTTAAGATTTATTTTATAAAACTCATACAACCTACTTTTTAAGTTGAGAAAGTAATTATAAACAAATCTGTTCGCACCAAATGTCTTCTCTAATAATATTTGTTGCTCTTTATTTGGATATATCCTAACTTTAAAACTTTTATTCAAGATATCTCACCTCTTTTCTGTACTAATAAGATAAAAATTAATTATCTTTAATTGTAACAGAAAATTATATAAATATCAATTATAATTGTGAGATTTTTGAGAGAATAAGTTATTCACTTTACCCATCATTTGTACATAGAATATTTCTTTAGTATATACAGATATTTATTGTTTAATGTTTTCACGTCCTATATATAAAAAAGCTATACACAATATAAGTGTATAGCTTTTAGTATCTTTTATTTAATATTATCAACATTATAATGAAAGTCATGACACAAATTTCCATCTTGAATGCCATTGACTAATGAATTATATAGTCTGAGTAATTTATCAAAATCACTCTTATAAACAACATCAAAAGAACTAACCACAGTATCATTAACCATATTATCTACTGTCAAAACCTTAGATAATATATCAGCCTCATGTAACTCCACTACATCTTGCTGATAATATTCAACATACTTTTCCACAAGTTAATCCCCTTCTAAATTAAACTTTAAGAAATTATTTTATTTTATGATAGGAATCCGAAGACTCCTCATTCGCTAATTTTAATTCATCTCTAGTCCTAACACCAGGACTAATACCATCTGTATTGAAATCTTGACTAGAAGACTTATTAGAGCCATTATTAGGTTTAATCTTATCTAAATCTTTTTCGTCTAAAGGTAAATCATGAATATCAATAACAACTTTATCAATCTCAAATGCTTTATCTACCCTGTAGATATAAGCATGGTCAATGTTAATTGTAATTGATTTACGATAGAAACGATTCGTCTCAGCAAAACCACTTACATCTGTATTATCACTTACACCATCTTCTAGTGCTATTTGAAACTCTTGTACGTGGTCACCAATGTCCATAAATTGAACACGTAGATAAGGTCTTTCAGAAAACTCCATTAATAACTCAGATATAAGACCATCGCACACATCACGTTTAGTAGCGTATACGTCTATTTGATATTGTAGCATTACAGGTAACGAGTGTACCATAACTCTCTTACCCCTAAATTCTACACCCTCTTCATCTCTAGCCTTCTGATTCGTCCAACCCCTACGCACTTGACTGTCATTATAAAACTCATAATTGACAGAGAAATCAGGAAGTCTACTAATACCAATAAAAGGCATTACTACTTTTCCTTGATGTTCCCTAGCATTAGCTATGAACTGCTCATCTACATCTGCGAAGAACACTTCATCATATAAGCTATGTATCCTATCATACATCGCTAAGTCATATTGATATAAAGGACTATGCATATATTATCTATTTTCCCATCTAATATCAAAATCTTCATATTTATTAACAAACTTCATGAAATTCTCATGCAACATACCATTAAATGTAGTAAAACTTTCTTTTTGGTAAGATTCATCTACCTCAAATCTAAAACCCTTTTTACCAATAGTGGAATAATAGTCACCTACAATACCAACACGGAATTTACCTAATTTATCTCTCTCGCCTTTATTGCTACCATAAGTATACAAAAGATATGCATTGCCATCTAAATCTATAAACAAAATAGAATCTTGCTCGTATTTCTCACCTAAGCGTTTAAACACTTTGAGCATATCTTTTTCATCTTTACCATAGACAACAAAAGAGTTCTCTTTCTTAGTATCCCCTGTCTCTTCCTCTTTATAACTACCAACGACTTTATTATAACCAAAGCCAGCCAAACGAATATACTTTTCTAACTCTTTTCTACGTTTACTGTTTTCTGATTTATCCAATACTTGTCTATCAGACGTAATAAATACAATAAAGTCTTTACCGATATGTTGAAATAATCTCCCTAAACTAGCTTCATTGATAGTTGATATATTTTTTAATTCTTCTAAAATTAAACCATGCTTATCCATTTAAAGTACCTCCATTAATTAACACAATCCTACATCCTTAGTATACCATGTAAACATATAAATGTAAAGTTATGTTAAGTTTTTTACCTTCTACTTTTATAAGATTTTATGACCTTCTTATTCCTAAGATATAGATAAGGTACTCTATTGTTTTTAATCTTATCTAATTCTTTTAAATACATCTTATAATACCTAGATATATGTTTAGAGATATAACTAGCTATTGGTCTAAATAAAGGACGAGGTGGCATAGTTTTTTTACCGTTTATAGTATTCCTATTTGTACCGTATTCAACATATCTAGCAATCATATTCACTTGTACACCACTATTGGGATATACTTGTTTTTGCTGAAATCCTACAGCTATAAAGTTATTAAACTTCTTAAATATAGTTATATTATTTTTAAGAAACCCAGTAGCTTCCCATGTATTTAAGGAAAAACCCATCCTCTTCTTATATGTTAAATAAGACACGGAAAGCGGCGCCCATTTAGTGCCTTTATACCTCTGAGTATCTATTGCACGCTCAAATTCCTTAGCAAGAGTTACAGCCATAAAGATTAGGAAGTCCATATAATATTGACTTCCTAATTCTTTCTGTATTCTCTTAGAACCTAACTTAAACATATGCTGTGAAACAGTTATATAGATACCATCTATATGCTCCATCTCAACAACACTACGTAGTATCTTCATATGATACCTCAATTAAAAATTCTGTTTACGTACCACCATAGAGCCACCACGTACAGCTTTTACTTTATTATCAAAATCTTTTCTGAAATCATCCTGACTCAAGTAGTTCTTAGGAGCATTAGGGTCTACTTCATTCCTACCAGTTACAACCATTACTTTACGATATACCTTATCAGGCACAACAAACTTAGTACCTTTCTTTTCTAATGCAATAACCCTATTCTGCTCTAATGCTTTCTTTTCTTCTGCAGATAACTCTTTTGCATTAGCACCAGAACTAAATACAATCCATGCATAATCACAGAATTTAGCACCTTGACCTTCTAAGAAACTAAATACAGATGATTTTACATTGTTATGTGTAGAATGGAATATTGTATCAGGTACAACCCTATCACGACTCATATTTCTAATAAAAGCTTCTTCCCTATTAGCAACTACCCATACTAAAGAAACTTTATAACCAATGGTCTTACACATCTTGGCAATATTTGTAATCTTAGACTCTTCATCACCAGTAATATCAAAAATAATATTAGGTAATTTATCTGACATTACAGATTTAAAGAAAGTCTCTTCCCTTTTATCTTTAAGTTTTAAATCTTTTACTTTTTGATGTAATAAAGATACGTCTTCTGGGTTTTTGAAATTATAATCGCCATTACGTTCATCATCAAAAATACCACTTTTAGCACCTTTAACATACAACTGTTTCAATTCATCCACATCAAAGGTCTTACCTTGTAACATAATTACATTCTTTAATGCAAAACCCTTGCCTGAGCCTGCTCCGCCAGCCATAATAACAGCATGACCAAAGTTAGGATTCACTTTACCATCAAACGTAACTACCTTAGCTTCATTAATTGTATCATTATTTAATTGACTTCGTAAAGATTCTACGATTAAGTCACTACTATATCTCATATTTAAAAACTAACCTCAATTTACATTAAATCTACCACCACGAATCTTATCGCTCTTCTTTGTATTCTTATCTTTCTTAGGTACTTTATAATCTTCTATGATATCATAGTTATCAATATACTTTTTACCATCTACAGAACCAAATGTCGTAGACATATTATCCTCAGCCTCAGTATACCCTACATTATTGCTTTCTGTATTAGCAAAATTAATACTATCTGCAGAACCTTCCGTGTCATCATTATCAACTATTTGATTAACATAAGAATCATGTTCATATGTCCTAAAGTCAGAGGACTTTTCATAATCAGAACTATACCCATCTTCTAACTGTTTAGTCATATACTCAGTATGCCTAGGTCTAACCTCACTACGTTTTAAGAAATGCTCACCATTCAATTCAATCATAGTGAAATCATTCATACGCTCAGGTGCTAATTTACATACCCAATACACACCATACACACTATCCATCTTCTTATCAGTAACCCTAAAGTCTGCAGTATTAATACCACCAAAGTAATATAACCTAATAATAGAATTTTCTTTAACATCTAACAGTTCTTTAGTCATCCAATCTTTATACATTGGTAAATAGACTAATTCAGGACGTTCATCATCCTCTGTATACCACCCAAGATTTTTTAACACCTTAACCTTAGGAGCATCATCAAAGATAACAGGTAATCGAATTGCATCGTCCCACATGAGATTTAAGTCTTGATTGAAATCTTGCTTTTCATACTTACAATTATAAAAATCCACCGTAATCCCAGTGTGTAAAGCACTCTCCCAAAACATTCTCCTCTGTAATTCTATATCTTCATTGACAATAACAGGATTATTAACACTATGCTGTCTCTCTAACTGATATCGCCAATCTTTACCATATTCGTCAGCCATATATCTATTACCTAGACGATACTAACATAAATTCCCTAACAGTACTGAAACCTTTAGCATTCCCTGTGCTTTTAGCAAGTTTAGTATCTAAATCTTTATTTTTTAATACTTCATCAAATAATGTAGTAATAACTTTCTCAGCCACAGATTTGAAATCAGTTGAAACAAATTGTAAATCTTTAACTGCAGTGATATCACATTTAACTTTGAAAGGTTTAAATGTATTTAAAGTAGTTACAGGAGCATCTAATTCTTGTACTATAATCTGTTTAGCAGTAATAGTTGTCGTACCATTTGTCTTATCTTCTGACGTAAATGTACCATCACATCTTACAATAAGATTAAGCCTAGCATCTAAATCATGATTTTCTACATAATATTCTACATCTAATGTATATGTACCATCTTTAATCTTATGAACCCTAAAGCCTGTCTCTACATTATAGAATTTACCACCTAATACTCTTTTCAAAGGAGTAAATGTTTTGCTATTACCAATCTTACGTAAATCACCCATGACTGTCTCGTTAACAACATTCTTTACACCCTCTAGAATAGAGTCATATTTTGTTTTCTTAGTCAAAATTACCATTTATATCACCATATACCATTAATATAATATCTATTAAAATCATATTCTATATATAATTCTTTATGACATAAGAAAAAGAGATACTATATTAAGTATCTCTTTAGTCTGTATTATATATTGTCAAGATATAAGTTATACACACCTAACCCCAAATCAGAATCAGACTGAAAACCATACACTTCTTTAACAATAGCATTATTATGTTTAAGAAGAACCTTTAAATCATCAGGAGTATCATTCTGTAAACTATTTACAGTAATTCCTTTATGAATATAGCTATCTATTAACTTAGAAATCTTTTTAAAACTATCTCTAAGTAACTCTTTACTAGCTTCATCTAACTTAGGAATATAAAAACAACTATGAAAATCCTTGTTATAATTAATATTCCCAAATGAAGTACTGCAGAACTTCCTCATAAAAGTTAAATACACGTCTGACAATAAAATTGCAAGGTATGCATAATCACAGTCTAATATAAAACTCATATGACTTCCTAGAAATTCTGAATTCCCCTCATATAACCTAAATGATAAAAAGGAATCAGTATCACAAATGAATCTAGGTATACAAAAACAAGACTCTTTGAAACCTCTAGCCTTATAAATAGTGCTACGCCCACTATCCATATAATCTTTAACAATCTTATATATACTACCTATATGTGAAACAGAATCTACTGTATTAGTAATTAAGAAATTACTAATATCAAACACATAGTAATCACTACATTTAGAGCATATGAAGTCTTGTCGAATTGCTAATATAAAATACTTTTCTAACCAAGAATTATCTTTTAAAATAGCACCTCGCTCTTTACTAGAAAATATATGAGTCGTATCGTATACATCTGAACTACCTAATATACTAACAGGATTCAAACTAATATCACACTTTGGTCTTACTAAAGTATCTTTATCTGTATCTAACCCATATATATTTAGGTTACTATACGTATGAGTTTTACCATATCTATCAATATAGTATTTAAGTTTATCACTCTTTTTAGAAGAAAAGCCTAGTACACAACAATATGTCTCTAAAGACTTAAACTCAAATGTATCATACATAAAATCATAATAGATATGACATCGTGACTTAATATAATTAAAAGTATTATATAAGATAGTACCATGAACTACACAATCACTAGACAATATAGATGCTCTGATATCACTATTTTGAATAAACTCTGCAGATTTTATATACCAAAAACAACAAAGGTCTAACCCATCTCTACCTTCAAAATTATAGAAGTTATCTTCTATTGTACGTTTAAGTGCTTTCTTCATATTAGAAGAGCCTAAGAAAGGTGGATTAGCTACAATATAAGATAACTTGTCCTTAGGTACAACACTACCCCAATCTGTTTTCAATGAATCAACACATGTAATCGTATCACATGAAACTAATTCACCACTAAACCTATAATACTCTAAAGATAATGATAAACTAGCTATATAAGCTGACCTATTATCTAACTCTATACCATAGAAATTGTTAGGTTTAATGTAATCAGAATATTCACCATCTCTTTGCATGCTTAACAATAAATGATATATGTATACTAAGATATTACCACAACCACAAGCAGGGTCAAAGAAAACTAAATGACTGATATCACTATATACTTTAGTATCTGATTCTTTAACTCTACTCAATAAATCATTATAGAATAAGTAATCTATAATTCTATGAATATCTTCTTTTTGTGTATAATGAACACCATTACTATGTCTATGACTAGCATCCAATAAAGATTGATATACATTCCCTATAAGTAAACAATCATACTCTAAAGAGATAGTATCCAAGTAAGACACTATCTCTTTGATATTTAATGTAGTATTAATGTTACTATAATCTTTATCACTAAAATAATGATATAAAATTTCAGCAACACTAACCTCATTCCCCTTAATTTTGTATTTAGAAGATAACCACTTTACTAAATTTAAAACTGTATCCATTATTTATCCTTATTGAAATAAAATTCTTTCCCTAATGCTTCCATATCACGCTTAGGAAATTTCCCTACAACTTTATATAATGTAGTACCATCCTCATCTGAGAAAAACTTACCAAATTCAAGGTAATTCACATCTGTATTTACTTTATCAGTAATATACTCTCTTTCTTCAGTCGGACATACTAAATCTATACATACATCCTTGAAGAATTCAGCAAAACTATCATGAGAAAGAAAACCAACAGAAACACCATTCTGATAAATACCATATACCATATTAATTGCATACATGTTTATTACCTCCTAATATACCCATTGACTCTCATACAAGCCATTATCACGATTGTAATGCTTTAACACTACATCTTTATAGCCTAATATTTTAGCTATATTTAATACAGCTACAGTAGCTACCGTTAAGCCTGTCACATACAACATGAGAGTATCAGATGTTTTAACAATACGACTAAAAGCCACCGTTTCTAATCTACTAAAATTAAACATGTCTTCAATTTCATCAAATACATACTCACTAACAGGCATAGCATGTCTGCCCTTAACCAACCCATAGACATCTGCATCTACTTTAACAGGCTCACAATCCCAACATCCATTGTCATGAATATTAACAAAGTCTTCTACTTCTGCCATATTCAAAGCCAAGAAATTATGATAGTTATATACGCTCTTTTTCATTTTAAAATCTCCTATTATTATAACACATTATTTTAAATCTATTAAGTAATGTTGAATCCCATCACCATCCATAGCATGAATGGAATCTTTATGTACTAACTTCCATCTGAAAGTTTTGTACTTTGTAGATTCAATATAGTCTAATAATCTACAAACTTCATCTTCAGAGTAATTACCTTTAGTAACTAACTCATTCAAAGAAATTTCATATTTGTAATTATCTTCGCCACTAATGGCATAAATTTTGAAGTTCTTCATTTTGTTTCTCCTTTTAAATTTATCACCCTTACCACACCTATAGTATACCATATCTATATTAAGTTGTAAAGTTTTGTTAAGTTATTTTTCAAAAAATAAGAGGTATGATGTCAACGCACCATACCTCTACAAGTCATCTAAAGTACTTATTACTCTTATTTAGTTGTATAACAATATTAATATTGTAAATCCATGTAACGTCTACCATGTTGAATAGCATCTTCATAACTATTCATTACGATATCAACATGATTGTAGTCACCATCACCAATTCTATCCCCAACGATATATGGAACACCATCTAACCACACTTGTGTGCCTAAAGGTAGAAAATCAAGAGCAACATAACCCTCTTGAATCCATAACCCATTCGCCATGTACCCAGCTTGCTCATGAGGAGTATATGCAGTAGTCATTACCTGACGTGCATCTGCACTACCTACAAAACCAAACAGAATACCACAAAATGTTAGAATTGATAATACAGCCTTAATCTTATTAGACATAGATTAAAACGGCCTCCTTTCGTTTCGTTATGCTTTTGTTATCTATCATCATTATAATCGGCTAAAACATGCTCCATACAACTAAGATACTAAACATACGCTTCACTACTTCTACTTGTTCAGTCGTTATTCTCACTTCTTCATAAGAATAATACTCTTTTATTATACATCACCCTAGGAAGAATGTACAACTGTTATATATAATTTACTAAACACTAAAAACCTAAAATCACACTCATCTCTTCTACCATAGATAAATACTCAAGATAAGCCTTATACAATTCAGAACCCTTATGAATATTATTAGAACCCATATATTGAGATAATATGTCCTTAATAATATTTCTTTCCTCTGTTACATACCGAATATGACACTTAGATACACTTGTCGTACACCCATTAAGACCTTTATGAACTCGAATCTTAACAAATTGATGTTCCCCTATAGAGATATCTAATGTACCACTACTAAAGAAAAATTTATCACTCTGCCTAATAGGTAAAAGTTGAGTTCCAACCTTAATTGTACCTTTTCCACCTACATATGTAAATTCCCTACTGTATTGAAAGTTACCAACACCACTTACATAATCTAATATGTTACCACAATTATCAATCTCATCTAACATAATAGACGTTGCAATTCTAGCTAGTAATTCATTACTCACCTTATGTAATTCATTAAATCTATTAGCATTAATTTCTCTATAGCTATACATCTTCTTCATTACCTCTCTCAATAATCTCAGACAATGTATTCCAATGACCACCTACAAATGTCTTTACATCTGCTGTATCTAATTTATGATTAGACATTTCATGGTCTGTATAATGAAATCTCCAATCTTCCATTCCATCACAAATTTCATGACGATAAAAATATCCCTTAGTAGTGAATATCTTTAAATCAATAGCTACCTCAGGAGAACCATACCCACTATTAAAGTAATCATGTCTTGCTACTTTACAGAAATCTTCCCAAGACATATACCCACAACTAGTCATAATAAATAATACATCTTTTGTACGCATATGATACTCATGTAATGAACGAATGAAATCCGTAATCAAATGTGTATTGCCACGTCTTTTAATTTTACTAAGAACCTTACTCATAATCTAATCTCCTTTTAAATATTATAAATAATATCTTTACAAAAACATCATACCATAAGCGTAAAGTTTTGTAAAGATAATAAAAAAAGAGTGTATGAAAACATATCATACACTCAAACATCATCTAAAAATTATATGCACACCACACATTGCTAAAACCATTAACAATAATACAGTTGCAACAGATAATAAATAATACCACATATTCTTATCTACAAAGTAATCCTGTATAACAGATAAAATTAGTACTGATATTGTTAATACTAACACAAAAGAAACTAATACCATATATCACCTAAATACAAAGAAATCTATTCGCATACATAATAGCACGTTTTACATTTTCAAACTTAGTAATGTGATTAACACACTCTTGCACATGTACTTGATTATCAGAAAAGAAAATAAAACGAATTGCCCATTCATTAACTGTATACTCAATCGTAATTGTACTATCCTCATGTACAGAAACATCTACCTCAGTACATGAAATAGGTCTTGATAACTTTGTACCTTTAACAAAATCTACTACATTCCTAACTTGATTAGTTAAATCCATTGTATTATAGTCTTTTTTAAAAAACTTAACTAACTCAATAATATCTTCCTCAGAATGTACTACCATAATAAAATCCCCTTTTTAAATTAAATAGCACTAGCATCTAATAGCTTTTTAAATTCGTCGATAGCTTCCTCTACCGACATAGCATCTAGATAGAGCAAGTCTACTACATTGTTTTCTTCGCTTAATGTATCATAATGATACATACTAATCATATCCCTAGGAAGAAATTCAATGTCTAACTGAGTACCATTCACTGCTTGAATAGAAATAAGAATACTACCAATTGCTGACGATAGAATTGTTACACCACACCTACGATACCAAGGATTCGTTTTATCTAAACCATATACAGACTTAATAAACTCTTTTGCATTGGATATGACATCTGATGCTACTGCATTCCCATCTTCTAATTCTATAAAACTATCAATCGTATCAATCCAACTATCTAATTTAGATGTTTCTTTGAACACTCACTAAATCCTCCCTCTTTATCTTTATACAAATCAAATATAGAATCAACTACACTATTATCATTAATATATGAAAAACACCCCATGCATTTTGTAATAAAAGCCTTTAAAGGAATTGTGATATATACATCCACTCCATGATAATGATACACAGACCTCACCAACATATCAAATGAACCACAAGGAACAGTATATACATAATCTTCCTCTAAATCTGAATACATAACCATATATGCCATGTCTCTAAGTGAGATATTGGTATAAATATACGAGTTCTCGAACTGTTCTTCAAAACCTTCAACATCTAATTTCATGTAATCTAAATAAGGTTCAGATGGATATTCTCCATACTCACCTTCCCTACCTATACATAGTTTAGCTTCTATATTACAATCTCTTAGACTTATATTTCTTTGATAACACGTTAAGAACTCATCCATGACTTACACTCCCTTAAAACTCATAGCCATTTTTAATTAAATTCCTATAATCACTATCAAAATATGGTGTAGCCATTCGATTATGCTTATTACCAGTCATTTCACATACATAATAACCACTTACACTAGGCTTATATCCAGAACTCTTAGCATACTCAGGGAATACTTGAAAACTAGATTGATAGATATCCCATACTTGACGTGCTACAGGTTTTTTAACAAATTTATTATGTTCAATTCTGACCCTAGGTCTAATCATAGGTTTATGCTTATGTTCAAACCAATTCACATCTGCATTAAAATAATCATAAGCACCCTCTGTAGAACGATGCTTATGTAATATTTGATGTATGTATAGGTTATCATTTACATTAAAGTATACAATACCCATACAACCTTTATATAGCGATTTATCACCTAATAAACTAGCAATCATCTCTTCAATAGTGATATATGCTTCATTATATGCACGTTTAGGGTGATTACCCTCCACAATACCAATCAACTGACCACTCTCGTATAACGGTCGAATATCATCTACTAAAGTATAAATCTGCTCACTACCACTACACCACTCTTCAAGTACATTACCTTTAGAGTTCTTAGTCGTAGTATTTGTACAATCACCACCTAGGATAACTTTACACCTATCTCCAAGAGATAACAAGAATTTAACAGTATCTTGTAAATATCTCCTATCATTTAAACCTTGATGTACATCGGATAATACAGCTAAAGCGGCTTTATCGCCATCTACCCTACATTTAATAATATGTTGCTCGTAGCTTTTAGTTAATTTATCTAATTGTCCCATTAAAATATATTCACTTTCTTTTTATCATAAAAATAGTAGTGATATCAATAGCTTCTATCTACTGACACCACTACTATATATAGATAATACGCTATTTGCCTACATTATAGCACATTATACTCTAAATGAATATACTTATTACTATTTTTAACCAATTTCTTTAATTGATTCTAATACACCATCTACAAATGTCAACTCACAAACTACATTATCTTCGCTTGTTAAAATAGCTACACATTTACCTTCTGCCTCAGCTAATATGTCTTGTGCAAAATTGTATGTTTTACCATTATAATTAAAAGAATTCATATCAATATACCTCACTTACTACTTAATCTTATAAGAAATCAAAAGAATCATCTATACTAGCAAAAGCACTCTCTACACTAGCTAGACCATCACCACCGAAACTACTATTCATACCATCTTCTGACATAAATACATAGGATTCACCATCTGCATATACTGTAACAGGGTCGTACATAGTCTGACCAGCACGATTTTTAAGTATTTGTACTTGTGCTGACTTCCTAGCTTTTAAGTCCTCTGATGTATATGTAGTAAATACCCTAGCACTACCACGCTCTAACTCATTCGCATCTGCTAAACATGTAATATCATATCTACCATCATTACGACTAGCTTTCTGCCAAGAACTACGATTGATTTGTGCTAATAGTATCATTGTTAATTGACGTACTTCCTCAGTACCATCTTCTTTAATCTCTTTCTTAAAGTTCTGTGCTAACCGTCTAAAGAAAGTAACATAACTATTAATCTGCGAGTTAGCATCATACGTAACACCCTGACCACTAAACTTACATAATTGAATATAGTCTACGATAACACAATCAAGTTTACCACCTAACTTATCATCTACCTTTTCAATAACACTAGAAATCTCACCAAAACTAAACGTCTTGAAATCAGATTCATCTAAAATAATAACTTTACCCCTCTTTCGAATATTGCCCTCATCATCGATATAATCATTCTTTAAATCAGGCTCTACTTCATTAAAGATAAAATCTTCTTCATCATCTGTCATAGTACCCCAACGCATCTTAGCATGAGATACAAAGTTATATCGTTGGAACTTAGTATTATAACTATGACATGCTAACAAGTTCCAATTAATATCTTCCTTTGGAGTCTCAAGAGATAAATAACATACATTATATCCTAACTCATACGCATTAAGATGTGCTATATTTAAAGAGAACGTAGTATTATGTGTTACATACCCATTTAGACAATATGTAGGAGAACCATCAACAGTCAAATCGTACATATAACATTCAGATTCTTCTATATCAGTTACAGTATTCCATGTTAACTCAGAACCAAAGAACTCATAAATATCATCTTTAGAGATAGGTATAAATTCACCCTCACCTAAATCTTCATCATTCATCTCTGATAAAGATAAGTTATTCGCAACATCACTATATACATCAGCACCTACTACATTAATGAAATTATTTAATGAATATGAGCCTTTAATAAATAACTTACTATTTACAAAAACTGTAGAAATCCCTAATGCAGATAATAAACGACTTACAGAATATGCCTTCTTATCATTAAGAAAATACATAAAGGTGTTTCCACCCTTAATTACATACCCTATATGTCTAAACAGTTCACTGATGAAAGCCTCCCAACAATTCAAACTTTCAGTAAACAAAGTATCATCAAAAACTTCTTGTGTTCTAGCAATTAACTCAGCCTTATGTCCCCAATCTAAATCATCACCACGATTACCTTCATGTGTATATTTCTTTAATGACTGTACAACTCTATCACCACATTTAAGATTTTGTGCTTCAACCCATTCTAAACCTTCATCTGTTAGTACACGAAATCTATGTACAGGTGATGTCTCAATAGGTATACCCCCTATATAAATGATATAAGAGTTTTTAATACCTTCATCATGGACTGCTACTAACTCACGCATACCAAATTCAGACTGAACCTCTAAATCCTTATGACCACTCTTGAATAGATGATATACTTCTTTAATAGTTAATAAACCTCTATTAGTACGTACACGCTCTTTTTCTGATACACATTTATATTGTGAAGTAAAACCAGCTATCGTAGTTACAGTCCCAGGACTCATACCACCAATCTTATCATCAATCTCTGGTATGCCAGTTACTAACCCTACAGGACGTAACTTCTTATTATCATACTCTTGCTTAGAATCTATTTCAATATTGATATCCTTAGCTTTATTACGATTAGACAATGAAGTTAACTTAGTAAATTCTTGTGCGATATCATCTGTGATACCATCACTCTTTACCTTAGCATTTAATTCATCTAACCGATTAGCTATATATTTATTAACCCTCTTATCAATGAGATTAAAGATATATACCCTAAAGTCGTTGATACCAATCTCTTCTGCTACACGTAAATCATCCTCTACAGGATACTCACTAAACATTTTAATAAATAAGTCTAAGCTAGGAGTCTCACCACTAACCTCATATGATTTAATGATGAAATCCATGAACTTACGTTCTACATCACTTAACACACCATCTATCTTAAACTGCTTCTTATAATTATCTGCTTCTTCTTCAAAGATTCTAAGATAATCAACATAATAAGGGTCAGACTTAGATAAACATGAATATATTACATTTCTCATTTAACATACTCCCTATTAATATAAATCAGCTACATTAGAAGAAACCTCTGCTACTGTTTCAGTAGTTTTAGTAGTCCGTTTTCTAACCGCTTTCTTAGCCTTAGTATCATTACTATTGAAAATAGATGGTATATCTTTATTCAAATCTACAATAACAAAACTATCGCCTGACTTAAACAAATCATAAATAGCTTTATACCCATCTCTATCTAACATATCAGTCATAAACCCATGAAAGTATAGCCAATTTATTTTATTAGGTAACATACAACGATTAGTAATTACAGTGCCTACTACACTAGCATTACGTGTTGGAATCATTTCACGATTGATATATACACATAGTATCTTTTCCGTAATATCTTGTAACGAATACATTTTATCTTCATCCATAAGATGCGTGTTTTCACTACCACGATTACCCCAAAAAATATCATGTAACTGCATCATACTACAATAATAATATGATTGTAATGTATCAAACCGACTCATTAACGCTAGGAATAATTCACGATGTATATCCTGACCACCTATGAATAGAATATTCTTATTCATATCAATCAATGATAACTGTTTTGCTAGTTCATCAATACGTTTTCCATACGCAACCTTATCAAATTTAAACGTGTCTACATTAATTAGATTTTTATAATGTAGAATAAAGTTCTTTGTATGAAAGTTCTTATCGTATATTACACGCCCATACTTATCCACTTTAATCAATCTCCTCATTAATAAAAAAGTCTTGGTATATAGAGTATTATACCACATATACAAATACTTTACACTATATTAAATAGTTATCTCACCATCTAACCCTACAGATGCAACAGGCACATCCTCATCTGCAGTATCTAGAATCGTAGACATTTCTTTCTCTTTAGATTGAATCACTTGTTTTTCCATTAATAGAAAATTAAGAATCTCAAAATTAACAATGCAATCGCTAATACGTTTTTTCATAATACCAGCATCGACTTCGCTAATATTATCAATCTTAGATAACAACTCTTTTGATACCTTAATACGCTCACCTAATGTATCAATTTGAGATTGTAACATACTAACATTTTCTTCCATATTTTCTACCCCTCTACATATACTATGTCTGTATTGACATTACCACTATACTTATTGCACATCAAAGGAAATACTGTCTTTTCTTTAGTATTATGTATATCCATAAAACCAAAACTACTCTGTCCTTTAACAATAATAAATTGTTTATCCTTATTGTTTTTAAATGATATGATATCACCTACAAACAATAATTTACTATTACAGTCTAACACATCTGTAGACTGACGTATAGTATTGTAATCAATCTCTACACGTAGTACATTCGCATCTGCCTGTAATGTAGCCTCATTGACAAGTAATAAGTAATCCTTACGTACATCTTCAAAATGGCTATGCTTTTGTACATAGCCATAATAAAAACCCATATACTCTTTTGTAGCATCATCTTTATCTAATGCTTTAACTAGATGAGGTCTTGTAATCGATACACAATCGATATGATGCTTATTTTTGTTGCAACAAGATTCCATTTCCTACCTCTAAGTACTTACCACTATTCACATAATAAATATCTTCAAAAGAATACACTGTATAGATAATACCATCATCTGTAGTTACCTTATAAATATTAAACACGATAGCATACAAGAAATTGAAATCTGTACGAATGCTATAAAAGATAAAGATGATAAACGCTACTATCAATATAGCACACATAGATGTACTCTCTACAGTTAAAAACCCCATTGGTAATACAATCTTACCAATGAAATCTAATACATAAGGAAATACATTTGTATCCCTCTCTACATTACATACTTCATAGTGATTAGCATTTTTAAAATGCCAATTCTTTCTAATCTTAAATATAGTTACTAATAGATATCCTATCAATAACAAGAAACAAACTACTGTAGTTGGTATAAACATAATATATTAACCCCCATATCTTATCTACCTCTTAAATGCATTAGCAATAATATTAACATAATCGTTTAAATTAGACTTAAATAACTCATTAGCCATATTAATATTGTCTGTAGTAATATAGTTAGATGCAACAATAGCAATAAGCATCTCTTTACTAGGAATTAGAATCATGCATAGAAAACTAATAATAGATGCAATTAATAGAGGATATTTAAACTTACTCGCAAAATTAATATCACTCTCTATCTCTAAATAAGATTTATTAGTCTCGATGCTTTTACTACCCATAGCCTCAGTATAAGAATCATACTTAATCAATACAAACTTTCTATCTAAAATATACCAAACCCAAAAGAAATCAAAAATCATAATAAGTGGAAAAACTACATGATTAAATCCATCTATATTAACCAAGACTTGTAACCAAAAAATAGTCCACGGACTAATGACAGGTTCCATAACTCAACCCCCTATCTTTTTCATGAAATCTCTATCGTTACGCATTTTACGATAAAAATCTTCTGCTTCTTCACGTTCTATATTATCTTTTAATTTCTTACCAATCATATTGATATACACCAATACAACTAATACTATAAAAGCTACTACAATCATTTTTATATCTCCTTTTATAAGACTAAAGCGGATATAAATCCGCATTAATCACAAACACATCTAGTAAAGAAAGAATAAACAAAACAATCAATACCAACTTGTACCATTTAGTGGGTGCATACCCTTTGGAATGTGCATATACAAGTACCAACAATAATACTACTAATAACATAATTGGTAAACCGCTTAAACATCTTACTAATTCCATTTTCTTTCTCCTTTTGAAAATAATATCCATACCACCTATCTGGTACATGTATAGTATAACATAATTGTAAAGTATTGTAAAGTAATAATATAAAAAGAGGTAGAAAATTCTACCTCTTTTCTTACTTCTCTACATATAATTCATCTGTATCTTGTAATAGATGCATACATACGACTTTAAAGAATTCATCACATGAAATCTTCTCACCACTATCAGTCACCATATAGTAATTGTTATCGTTATCTCTACGAATATATTCTATCCCTAAATGCTGTAATACATCTGTTACGCTTGTATTAATATTAGCCATATACACCTCTATTCTAAGATAAATGATATAGTATTATAAATAGACACTATGACAATACATAGTATAGATAATATGATTGATGTCTTAGTATATACCTTACAGAATATATCTAATTGATATGACCTACTAACACCTATCACTACTGATACTAACATAATGATAAATACATACAATGATACACCTAATATAGAATACACACCATATGCAAAATCAAATATAGCGTTCACACCTTCCATATGTATCACCCTTAATCAATGAGATAGTACAACAATGGTAATTTATTGATATCACCTACATAAGTAAAGAATCGATGTAAAGACTTAGGAATCACTTCTTTTGTTTCTCTATCTGTTGTATACACATATAATGTATCGTCTTCCATATCTAAAAAGTCATATCCATGAATCATGTACTCAGTAGCTAATACTCTCGCTATATCTTTAATATTAACCTTTGAACTCATATTTTGTAATGTAGCTAATACTATGTCTGTAGATTGAGTAGTATCTTCTGTTTCTACTTCATTATTAACTGTAGTATCTACATTACTACTTTTTTCTTCTTTCTTACGTACAGCATAATCTTTATACGCATACTCCATAAGAGTACTTAATCGATTCTTGATATGATGCATATCATCATGATTTTTATTATATAACTCATATGTTTGACCTACTCTATCAATAAGATGTAGTATAGAATTTACATGAGTCTTAAACGTATACAAAGCCATCTTAGTGTTAAATAACACTAAATATTTATAAGCATCACTTTCAGATGCTAAGATATAATCACACACATTATCCCATTCTTTAGCATCTACATATACATCTCTTGTAGTGATATCACCATTATGATATGTTAATTTCAATGTAAAGAACTTATCATAGTTATTCATATCGTGTACTAATTCAATATCTTCTACTTCATCATGTACACCCTGTAATTGTTTAGTGATACCATTCATAATAGTTAATAAACCCTTACGAGCCGAAAGTATATACTCAAGTGACCTAAACCCTGTCTTCTCACGTAATGTATCTAATGTATACAACCCAAAAGACGGTAACATTGAACCTTTACACATCAATACGTCATCTTCTTCATCGCTAATATATTCATTAGAAATGAAATCAAAAGACTGAGTCACAGAATAATCATAGAATACATAATCTTTAGGATGATACATTAACTCACTCATCATAACTAACATAGCAATACTATGTGTAAACCTTGTATGACAATACCATGTAGCACCTAATACTTTTAAGTAATCTAACATCTTAACAAGTATATTAGATATTACATACCCTCTAGCATCCATATTCGCATTAACAACAGGAGTATTATCTATATCAATATATTGGTCTAATGGTATAGTCATTTCACGATACCCACGATTAAACGTAAAGTCATTATCAACTATACATTCTACATCCCCATCCATTGTCTCACTATTAAATGTAATCGCATGACATATCTGCTCTAAGAATGAATATGTATGATTCTTAACAAGATGACGATTATAATATATCACATATAAATTGATAGCCTGTGATATATGAGGATGTGTATCCTTATATGCGTACCCTATGTTATCTAAGAACATAGTATCTATATACCCAAATGTAGCATAATCTTTACCATATAAATCACATAGAATTCTATCTGTATGACAAACCATAGCACTCACTATATCAAAGATTGTTATATCCTCTAATGAATGATTATTACGTGTACACATTTTAAGTGCATCTCGTAATCGCTGAATCTTAGAATACGTATTATAATGTGAAATATCATCTAATCGTATACCTAAACTACCATCTACATCTCGTATGATATATGTATTTACTTTTTCAGCAAGTGATTCATTAAACATAAATTGATATTTAATACATAAATGTCTATCAGATATATCTTGTAAACATTTAGTATACAATCCCTCTAAATGTTTACAACGATTAAGATGTAGTTTAGATGCCATATACATTAACTCTTCAATTGCATCGACTACTTCATGTACTGCTATCTCTTTCTTATCTGTAAACGCTACATACTTCATAATATCAAAAGACAACCTAATATCATCACCACGGTTATTGTACATATGAAATGGATAATTCCACTTATCCTCCTCACAATATCGTACACAACAATTTAGGTAATCCCCATCTACAAAGAAAGTATATGCGTCATAACACATTGATAGGAAATCTAAAAAACCTTTAAAACTATTCCCCTGTAGTAATTCATGTGTTGTGAAATTAGGACATAACTTAGCAAGAGTCTTATCAATCATCGCCTTAGCACTGACTTCATATAAAGGATATATAGCATGTGTTATTACATACTTTAATCTCTTCAATAACTTCCCTACAGTCATATCCAATTTACCATCTAATGCCCCTAAAGCATCTAATACTTCATCACTAAGTTTATAGTTATAAAAGTCACCTTTGAAATCTATCCCACATGAATCAATAGAGGTAATAGGTAAATCATATTTTATATTCTTACCAGTAGCTTTTAACTTATAAAATAGGTCTACACAGCTGACATAATCCTCAGCTGTGAAACGTATCTCTTGTACTGTGTAGTCCATAATCTAATCTCCTTTTATTATTTACACATAAACACGTAGTATGTTAATGGTAATAGTTCTACTTTATCAATATCATAGAATACACGTTGTAACGAATTAGGAATGTATTCTTGACGATTATCTTCATATGAATACACTACTAAATTATCCCCATCACGCATGACTACATCATAACCACTACTAATGAACTCTAATGCTAAATCACGTGCTAGTACTTTAGAAGAGTTAGTATCAGATAACATACTTAAATCACGACCACGTCTATAAGGATTACTCATGTTTATATTATTC